AAATAAAATGGACTGCTTCTCATAGAGATTGTTATAAAGTAATGCAAATGATTTTACCTTTTCAAAAATCTGAATCAAGAATAAACACAGCTAATGAAATTATAAATTATTATGAGTAAAAAAGTAAGAGTTAATAAAGCAGTCTTTGGAAAGAAACTATTTAATTCTAGAGTGGAGTTAGAATATTATAGGAGATATGAGATGTTAAAATTTAGTAAAGAATTGGTTGAGGATATACATCAAGCAGTAGGTAGAGCAGAGGGTTATATTGAATGTGATACAGTTGCAGAAGAGTTAGACGCATGGCAATACCTAATAGATACTGGTGTTGCATGGCAATTACAAGGTTGGATTAGAAGACAAGCTAACTTTTTAATAACCAATAAAATATGTAAGGAAAAGGTTGTGAACTAATATAAAACATGGTATAAACAAATATGATTTGGAAAAAAATAATAGTAAAGTTGCGTATGTGGTACGCAGATATGAGAGGACATCATGGAAAAAAATGGAATTATGAACCGAGTGAATGGTATATGGGGAAACATAAAAGAATCAATAAACAAAAAAAAGGAGAAACTAATGAGTGTTAAACCAGTAAAAAGATATGTAGTAATGAGTAAGTTTAAATCTAGCGATAGGTATATGTTGGATAAACAATTTGTAAACAGACATAGTGCTGACCATTATGCACAGCTAATGGCTGAAGCTAAAGACTATGATGAGATAGAATACTTTTTGTTTGAGCAGTCTCATGCTTATGAAGAAAGTCCAATGGAAGACTTAAAGGATGTTGTCAATGGATGATGTTTATTTAAATAATTTTAGTAAAGACTTACAAGAAGCTATAAGAAAAAAAACTAGAAAGAATTGTAAGCATAAGGATGAAATTGAAATGCTAACTAAACAAAAAGAATATCTTCAGAACCAGTTAAGAAAAGCTGGAGAAGAAATAAAAAATTTAAAAGCTGAAGTTAAATATGAAAGAGAACTAAGATTGAAAGGAGCAAAATACCACAATGGGTAGAAACTATAAGTGGTTAGATAAAGATATGTTAACACCAAGACAATTAAAGTTATATAATTATTTAAAAGAATATAAAAAAGAAAATCAATATATGCCAACATACAAAGATATGATGAAGTATATGAATATAAAATCATCACATGGTATTCATCAAATGTTAGGGTACATAGAATGGAAAGGATATATAAAAAAATATCCAGCTATGACAAGAGCAATAGAAATAATAAAGGAGGTAGCATGAGTGGTGATATAAGAAATATAATTAAGGAACAAAAGTATTGTGATAAAAGAATATTAGATGTAATTAAAAATTATTTATGGCATACAGATTGGAAAAATAATACTCACTTAAACCATATCTATTGGACAATAGTTGAGGGAAGAAAAGCAAAGGAGAAAAAATGAAAAAGAAAAAAGAAATAGTAAAGTATAAAAGAAGTAAAACAAAAGATAAATTTAATTCTGTTTATATGTTTCATCATACTAAACATGACTTACATTTATTTATTAATGCACATTATCTAGATGGAGCAATGGAAAAGTTTGACCAATGTAATTTTAGTAATAGAAAAGACTGGAAGATTTTCTTAGAGTGTGGACAACAACCAGCTTAATTAACAATGCAACTTACAAGGGAAAGGAACAAACAATATATGTCTAAACCATTGAAATCATTAGATAATATTTATTTTATTTCAATGTTCTCATGTCAAATGTTTAATTGTATAATAGAGATACTGTCAAAATTAAAGACAGCATTCACAATACGATAAACATTTTATAGGACATATCTATGAGCAATAAATTCTTTTTAAAAAAATCTTGGGTCAATGTAGATGTATGCGTTGAAGATTATTACAACTCAGGCACAACATTGCAACAAGTAAGAGAGAATTTAAACTGGAGTCCTTATTCAAGTATAGTAAGTAGAGATATAAAACTTACTAGACATACTGTAGAAGAAATAAATGAAGAAACATACAAAGATAAAGTCAAGAAATCCAATGGCATATCTTCTAAGGAAAAGACAGTATCAATTAAAGATTGTAAAGAATAAGAAAAAGAAACTCATAGAAAAGTTGTTTGATAAAATGAAATATGATATTGAATAAAGATATCCCATTAGGAATAAACTATAGTCAAGGTGAGGGTTCAGCTATAACACCATGTGTTTTATTACATAGGTGTGTTATAGTCAGAGCAATCATGGATGGACTTGATGTTGACATTCATGCATGGGGTAATGCAAGAAGAAATATAATCAAAGAAGCAATCGCATGGTTCTCCATTCAGGATGACCAATACAAATTAGTTTGTGACTATGCAAACTTAGACCCATCATTTATAATTAAAAAATTCAATCAATTAAAAGAAGCTAACGCAAAGAAATTGTTTAGAAATAAAAATCTAAATAAATTCTTGACGCATTATATTTGTAGCTTTCATGAAGACCCAACAACAAAAAATTATTAATGGCTAAGAATACAAAGTTTGATTTAGATTTAGAGTATGGACAGATAAGAGAAAAGAGAATAGAGAACTTACTTAAAGGTGGAAAGATAGAAGTTAAGACAGAGAGAAGTTGGTGGCGAAAGACTGGCAACATTGCCATTGAGTATGAGTACAGAGACAAACCAAGTGGTATATTTAAAACAGAATCTAAATGGTGGTTTCATGTACTAGAATTAGATGGTAATGAGCATTGTATGTTAGTCTTTAGAGTATCAAGATTAAAAAAAATAGTAAACAAATATAAGAAGACACATACAAAACAGATAGGAGATTACAGAGCAAGTAAGTGTGTTGTAATTCCTATTAAAGAATTATTTACAGAAGGGTGTTATAAAATATAATTATGGGAATGATGGATGGTGGTCCAAACTTTAGAGATGTATGTCATAAGTGTTATAAGACTGAGAATAGTGGCACTATGAAGAGATATATACACGATAGAAATAAAAAGATTTGTACTCAATGTTTAAATAAATTAGATAATGAGAGTAATAGAGATGAGTTTAATAAATATGTTTATGCTTCTCAATTAAGAAAAGGATTATTCAATGCTTAGAAATTTAACTTTATTCTTAATATTATTAACTCTTATATTAATTTTAAGTAAGATGCCTACACAATTTCCTATATCTTCAGTAAGTGAAACACTATCAGGAGAAACTGTTAAGACATACCCAATTGAAATAGAATATTTAAGTTCATTATCAGGAGAAACTGTTAAGACATACCCAATTGAAATAGAATATTTAAATTAAATGAATAAGAATGAAGATATAAAAGATGCAATAAGATTATATAAAGAACAAGAGATATGGAAACATATGACAACAAAAGAGTTAGCTGAATATTTAATTCCATGTGTTGCTTTAAATCAGTATCATATATTTAGATATAAAACTACTGGTGTTGCTTATGCTATAACTAACTGGGCATTTTTAAGTGATGAAGCAGTAGAAAAATTTAAAAAGACAGGGATGATAGAAAAATTTGATTGGGATAGTGGTAAGAATGTATGGCATATTGATACCATTAATAATCATAAGGGTAAGATAAATGATATATACAACTGGACTATTTTTAATTTTTTAAAAACCTTACCTGAAGATACAGAAATTAATTGGATAAGATTAACTAAATCAGGTAATGCAATTAAAAGAATAAATAAAATGAAAATAAAAGATGGGGTGCGAAAATTTTCTAATGAGTGAAAAAGAATTACTAAGAGAATATAAAAATTCTATTGCATTATTAACACAAGAAAAAAATGATGTAGTAAAACTGGCTTCGGAAAAAGATGCTAGAATAAAACAATTACTTATTCAAGTTGAGAACTGTAATGGTGATACTCAAATTATGGGTAAAAAAATTGCTGAACTAGAATCTAAATTAAAGAAGAAACAAAAAATCAAAAGAGTAATAGATGAAAAGATAACAGAAATCCTTGAAAACTCTAGCAAATCTGAGGAAAAAAAAGATGATGAAAGTGTTGACAAGGGGGGTGCTGATATGTTAAAAGATGTCTATGAGAAATGATAAATTTAAATTTAACAATAACAATAAAGGAAAAAACATATGGCGATAATTGAAGGCACAGCATACTGGGCTTCTCTGACACGACCAAACGAAAAGTTTGAACCTATGTGGAGAATTGATTTAGCAGTTGATTCACAATCTGCAGAGGACTTAAAAGGTCAAGGGATTACAGTAGCCGAAACAACTGTTGACGAAAAAAAAATACCTAACATAATTAGGTTTAAAAGAAAAGTAAATAAAGCTAGTGGCGATAAAAATACGCAACCACAATTAGTGGATGCTGATAAGAAACCATTAGAAAAAATAGTCGGTAATGGAAGTAAAGTTAAAGTAATGTATAAACCTTATGAGTGGAACTTTAAAGGTAAAAAAGGAATAGGGTTAGACTTACAAGCTGTCCAAGTATTAGACTTAGTGGAATACATTCCTCAAGAAGACTTTAATGTTGAATCTGGAAATACTTCTAATGGAAGTGTTGACAACATTAAAGAATTTTAGTATAGTAACGCAGTCATAAAAGTTATGACTGTCATTTTTCTACTCCTAGGACTGTCGGCTTGTAGTTGGTCGGCAGTCCTTTTTTATGTATGAAAAAATTTTATTATTTAATAATATTATTTAGTGTCATGATACTTATCTGTTTAATGTTAGGATGGTATAATGATGTACTAATTTTTTAAAGGAATTATATGAGGGTGCAACCAATGAATGAAGAAAATAAAAGTGGATTTGTAAAGTATCATTTACCATGTCCATTATGTAATAGTAGTGATGCAGTATCAGTTAATTCTGATAACTCTGCGTATTGTTTTTCTTGTAGAGAATATATAAAAGAATACAACATGGAACAAGAACCTACTATTATAAATAGAGAACACGAAACGAAACCAATATCAAATCAATCGGACTTTGCAGAAATTGTAGATAGAAATATTAAAATAGATACTTGTAAAAAGTATAGTGTTAGTGTTAAGATTGATAGCATGGGTAATATAACTAATCATTATTATCCTTATCATGATAAACAAGGTGCAAAGATAGCAACTAAAACTAGGTTCACTAAATTAAAAGAGTTTACTATACAAGGTAACACAAAACAATCTGGTTTATTTGGAGAATATTTATTTAATAGAAATAAATTTATAATTATAACTGAGGGAGAATTAGATTGTCTATCAGCTTATCAAATGTTTAAGACAGATAAGTATGAGACACCAGTAGTTAGTATTAAGAATGGAATTACTTCTGCAGTTAAAGATATAAAGAATAGTTTAGAATGGTTAGAAAATAATTTTGATAATGTTGTAATTAATTTTGATAATGATGAACAAGGAATTGATGGAGCATTAAAGGTAGCTGAACTCTTTAGCCCAGGCAAGTGTAAGATAATGCACTTACCAAAAGAATTTAAAGATGCTTCAGATTGTTTAACTAAAAATAAAATACAAGTTTATGTTAAAACATTTTGGGATGCAAAAGTATTTGCACCTGATGGAATTATAAATGCTAATATTTTATTTGATGAGATTGCTAAACCAACAATACAATCTTTTGTTCAATATCCTTTTGAAGGAATTAATAAAATAACATATGGTATAAGACCATCCGAGTTAGTTACATTTACTGCTGGTAGTGGGTTAGGTAAAACTCAAGTGATGAGAGAGATAGTACACCACATGATTAAATCTACTCAAGATAATATTGGTTTGTTAATGTTAGAAGAAACTCCAGTCATAACTTCTAAAGGTTTAATGAGCATTGAAGCTAATCAAAGATTACATTTACCAGATGTTCATGTAGCTAAAGAAGAATTAAAAACTTACTTTGATAAGACAGTAGGTACTGGAAGAGTTTATATGTTTGACCATTTTGGTTCAAACTCAATTGATAATATAATTTCAAGAGTTAGATTCTTAGCTAAAGGTTTAGATTGTAAGTATATTATTATAGACCATGTTAGTATTATAGTATCAGACCAAAGTCATGGGGATGAGAGAAGAGCATTAGATGAAATCATGACAAGGTTAAGAACTCTAGTACAAGAGACAGGTGTTGCTATGATGGTTGTGTCTCATTTGAGAAGACCAGATGGCAAAGGACATGAAGAGGGAGCAGCAACATCACTATCACAATTAAGAGGGTCAGCTAGTATAGGACAGCTTAGTGATATGGTAATTGGATTAGAAAGAGATGCACAAAATGATGACCCTGAAATAAGAAACACAACAAAGGTTAGGGTATTAAAGAATAGATTTGCAGGATTAACTGGACCATGTTGTAATCTACAGTACAATCAAGATACTGGTAGATTAGTAGAGGTACAGTCAAGTGACTTTTGATAAAGTAGTATTTGATATTGAAACAACTTTAACTGCAGATAAAATTTGGTGTATAGTTTGTAAACATAATGATACCTTCTATCAATTTAAAGATAATAATTTAAATAGGTTTGAAGAATTTATTAAACAAACTAAAGAAGTAATAGGTCATAATATAATTGGCTTTGATATACCAGTACTAAATAAATTTTTTGGTTATGACTTATTTAAAAATTGTAAGATAACAGATACACTTATCCTATCTAGATTATTAAATCCTATGATAGATGGTGGTCATTCATTAAAGAATTGGGGAATTAAACTTGGTCAAAAGAAAATTGAGTTTGAACAATTTGATTTCTTTAGTGAAGATATGTTAAAGTATTGTAGGAATGATGTTGATTTAACACAAAGGTTATATAAATTTCTTTCCTCAAGAATAAAAGATTTTGGAGATTCAATTAAACTTGAACATAAGGTTGCACAAATAATACAGAGACAACATGAAAGAGGTTTTAAGATTGATGTTGTTAATGCTTATGGATTACAAGCTAAGTTTCAAGAAGACATGAATGAACTTCAGAATCAAGTGAGGGCAACATTTCCTCCATTAAAAATTGAAGAAATATTTGTACCTAAATCAAATAACAAAGCAAGAGGATATGTAAAGGGAGTACCTTTTACTAAAGTTAAGTATAAAGAATTTAACTTAGGTTCAAGACAACAGATAGGTGATAGACTAATGAGACTTGGTTGGAAACCTAAAAAGAAAACAGATAAGGGTCATGTTATAGTAGATGAAAAAGTTTTATCAACAATAACAAATATACCTGAAGCTAAGTTAATAAATAAATACCTTATGCTACAAAAAAGAATTGCTCAAGTCAGTTCTTGGATTGAAGCTGTTAAGGAAGATGGTAGAGTACATGGCAAAGTAATAACCAATGGTACAATTACAGGGAGAATGTCTCATCAAGCACCCAACATGGCACAGGTTCCTGCTGTGTACTCACCATATGGAAAAGAATGTAGACAGTTATGGGTTGTTGATAAAAAAAATAAATTAGTAGGTGTTGATGCTTCAGGACTTGAGTTAAGAATGTTAGCACACTACATGAACGATAAGGAATATACAAATGAAATCATTAATGGAGATATACACACAGCAAATCAAATGGCTGCTGGTCTTCGGTCAAGGGATGAAAGCAAGACTTTTATCTATGCCTTCATCTATGGAGCAGGGTCAAAAAAAATCGGAAACATCATTGGAGGTTCGGAAGCAGATGGCAACCGAGTTAAAGAAAAGTTTCTCAGAGCAACACCAAGTCTTAGAAGTCTACGAGAAAAAGTGGATGGAGTTGCTAAGTCTAACAGAAGATGGCTTAAAGGACTTGATGGAAGAAAAATCATCATAAGACACCCTCACGCAGCCCTGAATAGCTTATTACAAGGTGCTGGTAGTTGTGTTATGAAAGTTGCGTTGACTTTACTAGACCAATATGTTATTAATAAACGAATCAAAGCTTATCCTGTAGTAAATGTACATGATGAATTTCAATATGAAGTTGAAGAAGGAAGAGCAGATGAATTTGGAAGACTAGCAGTACAATCAATAAAGGATGCTGGTAGAAAATTAAAATTAAGATGTGGATTAAATGGACAATATAAAATCGGAAACAACTGGGCAGAAACGCATTGATACAGTAGCAACTGATATTAAAAAATTAATTGCTAACATTACTAATGGTACACCTGCAAAGATAACTGAAGAAAATATGAATCAGTTTCTTAATAATATTAAAGAAGCTATGATTGCATGGAACACACCACCTAAAAAAGAAAAGTATGATGGTGTATTAAGAATGAGTATCTTGGGTAAACCAGCTAGACAATTATGGTATGATAAGTATTCTCCTAAAGAAACAAAAGAATATGATGCAAGTAATAATTTAAAATTTTTATATGGACATATCATTGAACATTTATTATTATACTTAACAGAATTAGCTGGACATAAAGTAGAAGATAGACAAATGAAAGTTAAAGTAGATGATGTTAAAGGACATATAGATGCTAAAGTAGATGGAGAAATATGTGATGTTAAGTCTGCTTCACCTTACAGTTTTAAAAAATTTAAGAATGGTGAGTTAATAAATGATGACCCTTTTGGATACCATGCCCAGCTATCAGGATATGAAACAGCTAGTGGAACTAACAAGGGAGGTTTTCTTGTTGCTGATAAATCAAGTGGTGATATATGTTTTTATAAACCAGAAGACTTAGCCAAACCTGATACAAGAAGTTTAATAAAAGATTTAAATACTAAACTTGCTAGTGATACACCTCCTGAAAAATGTTATGAATTAAAGACAGAGAAGAATGGAAACAAAGCTATACCAATTGGTTGTCAATTTTGTATACATAAGTTTGAATGTTATGCAGATGCAAACAAAGGTAAAGGTTTAAGAGTATTTAAATATTCAAATAAGAATGTGTTCTTAGCTGATGTAGTTAAAGAACCTCTTGTAGAAGATATAACAAGGGTTGTAACTTAATATACACGCAGAGGTTCATGGTTAAACCTCTTAACAAAGAAAGGAGAAAATATGTTTAATTTAAAATTAGATATACCAACTTACGCAGAATGGAAAGTTCAAATGGAAAAATTTATGAAAGAACAACCTGAACAAGGCAAAAAATATTATGACCAAGTTCAACAGTTCTGGATGGATTTCTTTAAAGATATGTTTACAATCAAAAAATAAATACTATTTTTTAAAAGGTTTATCTCCTAATATTTTTATATATAAAATATGCTAAAGAATTTGAAGATGGAATTAAAACACAAACATCTGCTAGTTAGAGCAGAAGTTTTAGAACCACCTAAAGATTTAAAGTCTACTAGAAAGTGGATGAGAAATTTAATTAAAGATATTAATATGAAAATATTAGGTGGACCATATGCAAAGTATTGTGAGTCTATAGGTAATAGAGGATTAACTTGCGTTACTATAATAGAAACATCCCATATAACTTTACACTCATGGGATGAAATGAGTCCTGCGTTAGTACAGCTTGATGTTTATAGTTGTAAAGAATTAGATGAAACAATTGTGTTTGATTATGTTTATAAGTTTCAACCAGTAAGAATGTCTTATAGATATTTTGATAGAGAAAAGAATTTTAAATTAATTAAATTAAAAAAATGAAATGTTTCTATTGTAACGCAGAAGTAAGATGGAATAATGATTATGATACCGAGGATACTTATCCAGATTCAGAACATACTATTGTAAGTATGTATAATTGTGATGAGTGTGATACTTGGTATGAAGTATTCCACCAAAAGAAAAATAATTTAAATAGGTTTGAAGAATTTATTAAACAAACTAATGATAAGCATCAAAGAGAATTAAAAGAAGTTAAAGAAGATAATAAAAGATTAGCATTACAAATTAATGATTTAGAAAAAAAGATTAGAAGAATACAAAGTAAACACTAAACAAATGAGTAAGATATATAAATTTTTAATAAGTGAATTAGAGGTTTATGAACACTAAACAAATGAGTAAGATAAGGAATAAAGCTAAAGGTATTTTAGTTGAATGGTTAAAGACTTTGTTAAATAAAGAAGAACAAGCAAAGGTTAATACAAAAAATATATTAACATTACTACCTAACCAAACTCATTACTATCAAGGTGATACCTTTAGACTTCAACCTTGGTCTTATAAATGGGTAGTAAAGAAATTAAAACGCAACTCACAGTTGACAATGGATGATTTAAATGCTATGTTACAACCAACAGAGAAACAATTAAAAAGACAGAAGATGATAGAACAAGGACCACTATAATGCCAAATAAAGATATGTTCAAAGGTATTACTTATGATTCATTAGATAAACAGGTAGATGGAAATCATTATGCTAAAATGAAAATTCAACCTGCTGAATTTATAAATGAAAATAAGTTATTATTTGCAGAGGGCAATGCAATAAAATATATATGTAGACACAAAGTAAAAGGAAAACAAAAAGATATTGAAAAAGCTATTCACTATCTTGAAATGATACTTGAAAGGGATTACTCATGAGTTTATCAGAAGCACAAATAAGACAACTAGAAAAAAGGGCAAGAGGTTTTCGCAGACTTATTGCTGCATTAAATGATTTAAATATGTATGGTATACATGAACAAATAGATAGGATGTTATTTGTTAAGATAGAAAATTTAAAAGAACATTTAAAAAAGAAAATAAAAAGAAACAATGAAAAACTAAATGAAATCTATACATCAACTATAGATGCTTTAGTTGATGATGATTATCAAAGTGGAGAGATAGGTTATCAAGGTCAACCTATACATAAAGAAGAACCTGTTGGTGAATCTTTTATTAGTAAAAATTATAACGAAATGATAGCTGATGAGTAACCAAGAAGATTTAACTTACGAAAATGAAACTGAAGCACCTAGTCCAATGGTTCAAATCTCTATTAAAGAATATGATAAATTAAAAAAGGAACAATCTTTTATAAAAGATAAATCTTTAATTTCTATAATAGATAAGATAGAAGAATTAATTAGAGCATTAAGAAAACATATTGTAAGAACAGATATATAACTTATGAATAATGTAATAGGGCTAGATGGTAAACCTAAAAAACCTACATCACATAAATATAATATGCGTTTATGTTTAGTAGGTACAGATGATATTGATATACAAAATATTCTAACCTTTGGTATAGCTGATGATGGGTTCTTTATGGTAAAGTCATATAATAATATGACACTACCTACCTTCATGACTAATCCTGCAAGAATACAGAGTGTTGAAATTTATAAGGAAGGTGATAAACCTTTAACTAAATTAAAGAAAGGAAAATCTGATGATGATTTTCTTTTAGACCTCTTAAGGAAAAAGCATGAGACCCAATCCAAAAAGCAGTAAAGCTAAACCTAGAGTTAAAAGAAAAGAAGCTGAACTCATGGGTTTTAAATTGATTATAAATAATCAAGGACAATTCATTACCGAAATAAAAAATTATCCTAATGATAAGATACCATTACATTTTAAAAAAGAAAATGCTGGTGTTATTATTGCTATGTTAAGAGAATGTAAAGCTAATTTTTCTGAGTTGTCTGATGATTTAGAAAAGATTGCAAGAGATGTGTTTCATTCTTAGGTGCCTAATTTTTTTTCTTCCTTTTCAGGAGTACAAAAAAATTTAAAAAACATTTTATGTTCGTTAATAGCTTCTGGTCCTAAGACTTCCATTCTAGATAATGATTCTTCATAACCAGAAATCATACAATCATAAAAATTATCATAAGTAGTATTTGACTTGTAAGGGTTAAGGCATTTACCTGCTACTCCTGAACATAAAATTATAAATAAAAATATCTTCATGTTATTGACAGCTTAAACATTCATCAGCATCATCAACAACTATTCCTTTTTTATTACATTTACAATCTTCACAAGAGCAAACTCCATAAAAGTCTGAATGTTCTTTAATAGTACAATGGCAGTTACAGTTGCAATCTTTACATTTATTCATTCTTTTTCCTTGTTTTTTTAGAGGTTTAACCATGAACCTCGTGTGTATATTAAGTTACAACCCTTATT